CAGCAACATTGTTGATGGCATTGCCCGATGTATTCATTTGTAGATAATAACTCTGCCACCAATCTGTGGCTCTTAACTGGCTCAATATACGTTGTGTGCTACGAATTAGTGCATCATCAACATAGTCCTCAGAAAGGCCTTCATTTTGTTCGAACAAACGTGCATCCAAAGCCTCTACATCTGCCGATGTGGCAAAACTCAAGACTTCTGATCCGTATTCAATGAAAGCCATCTTGACCCCCGATTACAGTGCGGCGTCGCCGATGATCTTCACACCATGGCTGGCTTGCAAAATAGCAGCGCCGGCAACAGCAGTCAAGGTCATATCGCTTGCGCGATTCTGTGATTGACGTGTGACTTCCATAGAGATACTACCACGCATGGCGTGACCCAGGGCACTGGAAGCAAACACAGCACCAATAGAGTCTGAGTCAGTGTCGATGTCCAACAAGCCTGATTCAAAAATGCTCACGCCACCAACTGTGGTGATGTAGAAGTCTGACAGCACACTGTTGCCCAGATTGCTCAGTGCAGGCACGTTGGTCTGGCTAGAGAATGTGAGTTGTTTCTTGAGGTTGTAGCAAACTTTTGGATGCAACACAGCAAAGAAAGGACCTGTCAGTTTGTTGCTGCGCAGAGTGGCAGCGGCTTGCAGGATTGAGTCAACTGTGATTTCAGCACCTGTTGAACCAATGCTTTGTGTGAAACTGGTGAACAAGTCAAACACTTGTGAGTCAATGCTTTCAGCAATGGCACGGCCTGCTTGGTCACCCAATTGGCTCATGACATTCATGTAGGCACTATCACGCAACATGTCAGTGATCTGGTTGTAGACCACGTGTTCGCTGAGTGTGATGGTGGCTGATGTGGTGTTGGTAGCAATGATAGTTGCTGCTGCTTCATCAGTGATGTTTTGTGCGGTGACTGAAGCCCACACGGGAACTTGTAGGACCTTACCAGTGTTAAGTGGTGCGTCGAACACAGTGACCAATTGACGAGCAATTGAGTTTTCGTAGGCAGCAAATTGTGCCTGTGTTACCAGCGGTGCAAACAGTTCACTGTTGATGCTGGTATTATTGTCTGTTGGAAATGCCATGGAATAATTCCTTGTTAGTTAGATATCAAACGCGACCGGCCTTGCGGGCTTCCGCGTAAAGTTTACGGACTTCAGGATTCTTCATGTCCATTTTAGAGAAGTCCATGGGGCCTGTTGAGCCACCACGCACCATGCTGGATGAATTTGTTGTGGCAGGTGTTGCACCAACAAAATGCGGATTCGAATCTAGGAACTCCCGCACTATGTCATCAACTCCAATGGGTGCACCTGCGTCGTTATAACGCACTGAACCTTTGCTGTCAACAACTTCTACATCGCCGTCACTGTTCAATCTCAAATGTGGCTGCAACAATGTTCTCACTTGGTCAGGATTGACCGCACGGTATTTTGCTGCTGCATTCAACACCGGAGTGTTGACTTTGTATTCTTTGATCAGTGCATCTCTCTTTTGGATTTCTAAATCCTTTTTTGCTGCAAGTTCTTGTAGAGTTTTCTCAAATTCGCCACGCTTGATCTGCTGTTCTTGTTGACGCTTTTCAGCCTCGGAACGCAGTGTGCGCAGTTCTTCTGGATCGCCCAGGTCTTCATAGGGTTTCAATAACTTTTTTTGCAGACTGCCCTTCATACGGGCCATCATGTCATCTACTTCCTGTTGACTGTAAGACTTGCTGGCAGTTGCCTGATTGTCAGTTTCTGCTGCGGCATCAGTTGCCTCTGGTGTTGCCGATGTTTGTGATGAGTTCATCGTTTCTCTCGCCTCCCTTTAGAGTAATTGTTTATTTATAGACGCTGTGTTAATAGCGTGGTTTTGGACCAGGTCCTGGTTTCTTTTTCTTGTAAGCCATCATTTGCTCTCCTTTGGTGTGGGTATGTGAACAGTGCCAGGTTTTGCGTTGCGTATTCTCATTCTATCTCTCCTAGTTGTCTTAATATGTTTCTAGCCCAGACCAGTCCTGCGGGACCACCCCACAGTAGATAGGCCTGTGTGCCAGGTGATTCAGTGCCTGGATCATAATAGGTCCGTGCCCTGCTGAGAAAACTGTAGGTCCTGCGCACAGTGTCTAGACTCACTGGATCACGTCCAGCAAACTGTCTTGCACGGGCCAAGCCCACTGCTGTGCCACCCTGACGACTGGGTGTTTGTCGTGACCTCATGACCAGGCCACGACGTGCGGCAGCAGCCATTTGTTGAGTGGCACGATATGTGGCCATCAGCGTCTTCCGTCCGGTGATCTATAGCCAGCACGATAGGCAGCACGACCTTGCGCTGCGGCCTTTTCTTTGGCATCAGCACCGGTGTATATCTTACCGGTATCGCCCCAACGATAGCCCATCTTTCCATTGGGTCCAGGAACTCTCTTGACTGGCATTATGATTCCTCGCTGGCTTCTTCTATAGCATCTTCAATGCGGCCTTCCCAGGCTCTGCACCAATACACAGGGTTAACTGTTTCGTCCCACTTGCTACAACCATTGGTGATTGCATCAAAGTATTCACAGTTGGCACAGTTCTCACCGGCAGGCACACCAGGTGTGGTGGCCGGCACATAGGCACTGGGCAGGCCATCCTCATTGGTCAAGTATTTGGCAGGATTGTCAATGCCCAAATACTCCAACAACTTGTAGTCGATCACTTTGTAAACGCCCACATCTGTGGCAGTTTCTCGGGCCATTTTGAGTTGTGCAATTTCATTTTCAGTATCGCGGATGTTGAATGATCCAGGATACTCAATGTGTCCGTTCCAGGTGGTGCCTTGATACGTAGCAAAGATTTGCCACAACTGTTCTTCTGCCAGTTCCAGGTTGTCGGCCTTTTCAGCCAGACGTGCATTCAACAATTCAAATTCTGTTTGCAGTGCAATGCCACTCATGACTCTGGCTTCAGTGCCGCGTATGGCTCCGGTGTTGGCCATCTTGTCTATGACTTCTACCAGGTTGCGTTTGACTTCCAGCATGGCAGTGACTTCTGCACCTGACGCATCCAGGATGTAGGGTTTGAGTCCTGGGTCAAGATTGTCAGGCATGGCAATGATTGATCCTGCGCCAATGCCGGCTGCTGTTTCATTGGTCTTCACAAGACTGGGGTGACCATCAATTCTAATGCTTTGTTCTATTTCACTGTTGATGTTGTAGATCATTCGCTGTGTGTCAGCAATGTCCACAATGTCACTGGTGCCAATGCCACGTATGGGTGTGCGTTGATTGTAGGCACACACAGCAGGAATAAAGCCCAGGCCATTTGATTCTGTATTTGAATAGTTGATGGTGCGCTTGTCAATGTCTGTAACAGTTGTAACCACACGGTCAGGATACCATTCTTTAATGGTTCGCAGACTGTCATTCATTTCTTCAATGTATTTGAGATAGATCAATTCATAGCGACCATTGCGCTGACGTTCGTATGACCAGTCCAGCACGTTCAGGGGTGATGCCATGCTGAGATAAGGTCTCACACCTGCAGCAATTTCTTCTGCACGAGTCTGTGCACCAATGTTGGGTTTGGCCATCACAATCCAGCAGTGTCCAAACACACTGGCCCAGGTGGCAACTTCTTTCATGAAGTTGTTTAGACTGCGGCCATCAAAGTCACAGTCTTCCAAGAAGTCCAGCACTTCTACTGAATTCTCTAGACTTCCAAAGTCTCTGTCGGGTTCATGACGGAACAAGAAACTGTTGTAGACTGAGATCACACTGTTGCAATGATTGTCTAGGCTGGTGGCCTGCAGTCGTTGATTGTAGTCCAGTTGTGTTTCCAATTGATACTGTGTGAGGTTGGCACCTTGCCGATAGTCATCACCGCCCAGGTAACTTTCTAGTAGATACTTCCAACGTGCTTGATAGTTTGTGTAGAGTTCCTTCTCGCTCATTACCGCGGCAAGTTGTTCGTCCACTGTTTGCATTACTGTCATATTAAATCCTTTGTTTGCGTGCCTGACCCTGTGGGCTAGGACCTATGCCGTGCGCCCAACGCTGTGGGGGCTGGTATTCTACTTCTCGTCTCACTGGCCACACATAATCAAAATAATAACGTGCGGCATCTGTAAGGTGATCATAGCCTGAATCCTTGTCTGGCTGGCTGGTGCCTGACTTGTAATTGTGTCGTTCCAAACACTCTATCAATCTTCTACACTTGGGGTCAACAAAGAATCGTCGTTGACCACTTGCTGAACACAGCATACTATTTACAGCGTTGACTCCATCACGAACTGGGTTGTGGGCTGAGGGAGCCTTGACAGTGAAGCCGGCGTTTTGTAGGATTGACAGATCCGTGGCACCACCTGCTGATGTTTTGCGTTGTCGTGATGCTGGGTCAGGATAGCACCAGATTCTGCTGCGGTCACTTCGTGGATACCGTTGCAGAAGTTCCGCCACCATTTCTTGTGTGTTACTAGAATACATTTCGATCTCATCAATGGCCCAGACATCATCACCCTTTCGTGCAAACACCACAGCACTCATGGGATCAATATTGAAGTCCATGCCCACTGCAATCAGTTGTGGCACTGCGCCTGTCCAAGGCTTCACATTGTGCATACGGTCAAAACTATACCACACACGGTTGCCGGCTGTGATAAAGTTGGCTTCGAACTCCTGTTGGAATGTGCGTTCATCCAACAAGGCACGTGCTTCTGCTACTTCACTGGGCGAAACAAATCCGCCTTGCAGTGTGGTAAACTGCCATGAGGCCCAATGGTCGGGATCCTCCTGGGGCATCTGATATAGGTCATAACTCCAGTTGCCTATGCCCTTGGGTGTGCCACAGAACAAGGCATGGCCCTGTGTGTCGGCCAGTGTGGGTCTCAGGACTTCGTAAAAGGCTTCCGGATCAATGTCCGCAAATTCGTCCATGACAAGAAAATTGATAGCGCGACCGCGCAGGCTGTCAGCGTTCTCAGCACCTTTGAGGCTGATCTCTGAACCATTTCTAAGATATATTGTAAGTTCGCTTTCATTGCATCGCTCCGTCCAGTTTAGGTCTTGTAGTCTATGTTTGAGTTTGCGCCAAACAATGCCCTTGGCCATTCTATAACTGGGGGCAACATACCATACAGTTTGATTGGGTGGGGCGGCATAACGTGCCATTTCTCTAATGGCCAAAGTGGTCTTGCCAAAGCGTCGACCAGTAAT